GAGTGGTTCCACGAAACTCTTCTCAAATTGTAGATCATAATCTATGTACTTGTCAAGTCCAAGTTCCTTTGGAAAGTCTTGAATGAAAGATATTACATTCTCACGAATGATGTTTGGTTTCTTAAGATATATGAACTTAATTTTCTCACCATTACCAATCAATGAATACTTACGATCAAGTTTATTCTTTTTGATATAATGATTAAAAAGAAGTGCACCACGACAATGTATTGGTGTACCTTTCATGTAGATATCAGTGTAGTTGTAATACTTTTTGACATTTGATACAGTGCGAGGAAATGCTATCTCTTCTGGTGGAAGTTTCTTGAACTTTGCACGACAATCATCAATAAATTTAATCACATCCTCTTCTGTACCATTCATCATCAACTTGAGTCCATCCTTAATCATAGTGCGACAAGGTGCAGGAGTTGATGACTTAACTGCCTCAATACCCATCATCTTTAGTTTGGGTTCTTCATATCGAACACCTTCACTATCCCATACATTTAAGATGTATCTTTTCTTTGCTGTCCAAATACCACGCTCTGCGATATTCTCCCGCTTCATAAACATCTTTTGGTCATAGGCATTTACATACGAGGCCAACGCTTCGTAAGAACTCGAAATATACTTTTCAAATTCCATCTCACAGATCTTATTAAGGAACGCAACAATGCTTTGATTAGTTTTCTCTCTCCCTTTGTATACAGCATCAACCAAAGGGCCCAAGTTAAGGTAGATACTATCAGTATCACTAGCAATGACATAATCAACATCCTCCGTTTTTAAAATTTGATTGATCTTTTGATTCATTTTGTTTTCAATCCATCTGATGGATACCTGTCCAGATAGAGTGATGGCTTCAGCGTTTGCAAGTTTATAGTAACGAAAGTATTGATTACCAATCGCACCATAAGCACTATTCAATTGAATCTTTCTTGCCATCTGAATGTTGTTACATCTGGCAATCTCTTTCTCAAGTGCCTTTGTTTTTTTCTTTTCGTACTGTTGTTTTGCCTCCAACATTTTTTTCTTGTATATGGTTCGATCTTTATAAATCTTTTCCATCAACTCTGGTAAGAATCCACGAACATCTTTTCGATACATCGCACCATTAGCACAAACAGCACTATCTTTATACATCTCAAATGTTAGATCTTGATTAAGAATTTTATCAACTGTAACAGATGGATGCCTTGCATCTAGTAAAGTCTCAGGAGAAATATTATATTGCATGATAAGATGAGGGTATAGACTGTTCAAGTCAAATGAAACCACCCAATCATACTTTCCGGGAATCGGTTCTTTAACATATGCACCTGCATACTTTGCATCTTTTTGAGATCTATTTTTTGGAGGAATAACAATATTCTTTTTCTTTAGATAGTTGTAGATAATTGTGTCCCACATACGAACCTGTGAAAATACATCAACATAATTTGCTTTCGCATCATATGCCATTGTGATTGCAAGTTCAATCAACTTCATCTTATCTTCAAGACGATCAACAAGTTCCACATCAATGATGTTATATTCAACAAACTTTTGCCAACCCTGTGTATAAAAGTCCTTGAATGTATCATACTCGGAGTGATCAAGTTTCTGCTGACCAAGTTCAACACTTGCAATATAATCCAAACGATATGACTCTTGTGCCTTATAGGTAAACTTCTTATAAAGGTTAAGGTAATCAAGTTGAGTGATACCACCTACATCATATGCAATATTTTTACGACCTGCAATATAGATTTCATCCTCAGTTACTAATCCCCAAGGTGAAAGTCTCTTCATTAACTTCTCACCAAGAACTCTTTCAAGTCTTCTGGATAGATATGGAATATCATATAGTTCTATATTCCAACCTGTAATAACTTCTGGTGTATTCTCTTCAATCATCCACCAGTTAATAAAGGCATTTAGAAGTTCATACTCTGAATCGAATGACTTGTAAATGACATTATCTTGTTTGTTGTTGAATGGGCCTTGACCCCATGTGCGAATCTGTTTTGTTGTATAATCCTGTATTGATATGAGTAGTATTTCCTCTGCAGCAGATTCTACATCAGGGAATCCATTCTCTGATTTAACCTCTATATCAAGAGTAGTTAATTTAATTTTGCTTATATCAAACTTAACTTCTGGTTCTGGATACATCTCAGAGATGTATTGATAGATATATCTGTCATTTCCATAGACATCAAAATTCTGTACACCATCATACTTCTTGATAAATTCACGACAGTCGCGAACTAAACCGGGTCTGATTGGTTCAACTGGATCTCCAGTAAGAGTTTTATATTTTGTTTTTCTTTTTGAAGGGACGAAAAGAGTAGGAGAAAAAGTCTCTCGTGTCATGAAGTGTTTGCCATTTTCATAACCACGAACTAAAAAATTATTTCCAACTAACTGAACATTAGTATAAAATCTCATCAGGCAATCAAATCAACATACTCTGATAGTATAGCAGGTGTTGGAGTAACTATGGTAAGAATACTATCAGAATGTATCATCATTTCATTTTGTGATGTAAAATCTAACCATGTTTCTAATTTATATTCATCAGAGGACACGACCATTTTAAATGGTTTAATTAACTTACAATCAGGGCCACCAAGTTCTGTATCAACCTCCATAATCTGTGATATTATGATATCACCATTCTTAAGTAATAAACATTTAATAATCTGATCCATTTACCTTCTCCTTATACATTTTCTTGACACTCTCAATAGGTTCAACAAGAGCAACCACTTGATTTACAGATACAGGTACATCTTCTTCATCACTAATTATAATCCAACTTGATAGTGTAATTTCTACTGATGTTTTGGGATCATCCTCTTCTGTAAGATAAACAGGTGAATTAATAATAACCTTATGTGGTTTCTTAAAAAGGTATGCGATTGGTCTGTCTTCAGATACAATCTCTTTCATTTCTGCAATGATTTGTTCACCTGATTGTAGAAGTGCAACTTTGATTGACATATCTCAAAATAATAATATGGTAGATTCCTATAGCCGCTTATGCTGAACCTACCAAAGGGCATAACCGCAGCCAGTATTTCTCTGACTCTTATATTATATCACAGACTAAAAATTAGTCAAGCAAAAATATATGAACTAATTGATGGTGTACAGATAAGGTATATTCCGATGATTGCAAGAAAAGCAGCGTGATTCATGTGACTAAGTATTTTTACTTATTATATATGAAAAAAGGGATCTGTAAAGATCCCTAATAAATTGCTTTCATAATGTACTCCGTGCTCAGAATTGGATCATTTCCTAAAAGATCTAATTGTAACTCATCTGCATCCACATATACATCATCCTTTCCTTTACGACAATGATGCCAGTAGTATGTACCATCCTCTCTTTTATAGAAGTAACTGGTGTTGTGTGAGTCAAGAGTGAACAGAGCAATAACACAAGGATATTCAATCTTACGATTTGGATCTGGTCTACATGACTTTCCCATGTCGGCATACATGGGTCTTGCACCACTACCGTGAGGAGTGGGCAAGTTTCGCCCATGATCTCCAAACAAATCGTATCCCTTAACCATTAAAGATAATCTTTCCTTGCATGATGTTCTGGAACTATCTTACCCAACTTAACGGTAAGAAGTCCATCTTTGAATTGAACCTCTCGGACTTCAACATCTTCTGAAAGTGCCCATTCTCTTGTGAAACTTCTCTGAGCCAATCCCTGATGGACATACTCGGATCCTGTCTCCCTATCAGTTTGTTTCTGTCCTTCAACAATGAGTTTCCCATATTCCGTGTAAACCTTTAGTTCTTTTTTACCGAATCCTGCAAGAGCGATCTCAAGCACAGACTCAACATTATTTACATGGATTAAATTATATGGTGGATAATTTGTTGCGGTTTCATAACTATTAAAAAAGCGGTCAAGGTAATCATCCATACCAATCCCGTTCTTTGAAATTATTTTCATCAACTCTGGTAAATTTGCAGAGTGATACCTTTGTAGTGAAGTCATAGTGTCCTCCTAAAGCGACTTTGTTAATTGAACCCTTTCGGCATTCATCTATATTTATAGCATAGATCACAAAAAAAGGGGATGTTGAATCCCCTACATTCTTATTCAGTTTCCTCTACTTTTTTCTTCTTACTTCCTATATTGTATTTTGTTTCTAATATCCAGTCACCTTTATCCTTATATGCTAAAACTTTAATTTGATTTAGAGGTGCTACATCTTGTATGGTATCAGCATTTACAATACCAACAAGCCCCCAGTCTACTAACAGTTGTGCAATACGATTTCTTCTCTGTACATCATTAGATGTCAGGTTAGCGTGTTTGCCATCAAGGGCGAATAATTCTTTGAAGTGTACTAAAAAATATCTACCTTGCTTGTGAAGTATGTGGCAAGACTGATATATTTTCTTCTCCTTCCTCGATGCGACACCAATACGAGTCAGTGTTTCTCTTACCTTGAGAAAATCATCTGGTTCATTTAGTGTGACCTCAACCATCTGGTTAGGATCCCAATTCACTTCAGGTTCCTTAAGAACGCTCATTGTCTTCCTCCAATATCAAGTTTAGATTTAATAAAGTTCAGTTGTTCTTTTGTAAGAATCTTTAGAATCTGTTCCGCTTTTTCATTACTATATCCATAGTATGTTTTGACAGTATCAAGGTCATTGATCTTGTCTTTACGCAACCAAGGAGAGAATCTCTTCTTCTTCCTCACTATATGTATAAAAAAGTCATGTTGCATTTTCTTTGGTAGAAATGGATACTTATTCATTTCATTTG